GTATCAATCACGGTGTCAAAATAGGCATGAATGTAACGTGAACCATCAAAGTGTGCTTGACCAACGTGATCAGGTTTGTATTTAATAGTTGGATACTCTACTGCCATCTTATCGAATACATGGCGTTTGATCATCATATGACCAGTACCAATTTCCATAACTTCTAGTGGTTCTGAAACTTGAAACTGTTGCGTACCTTTAACAACGTTGAACACATACTCACCAACCAGATTCTCAAGTTCTTTCGGATTCAAGTCTGGATTCTTACGTGCCGTTTCTGCAATGTTCGCCCAGTTGATAGATTTCTTAGGGTATGGTCCACCAACAACATCTTTATCAAGTGCCATCAGTGCTACGATATCGTTCGGATCATAGTGAATGTCTGAGTCGATAAACAACATGTGTGTGTGGTCTGTACGAAGAAACTCATCGACCAAATAATTTCTGGCACGTGTGATAAGTGATTCGTTAAAGAGGAAGGAGAATTTTACTTCGATACCGTAACGCATCATCACGGTTTGTAGATCAAGACAAGATTTCACATACAGTCCGTGTGACATACCACCATACATCGGTGTTGCAACAAACAGTTTGTTCTTTCTCAATTCTTCAATGTTTACTTGTATTTGCATAATTTATCCATAAAAAAGAGTAGAGACACATAATATATATGTCTCCACTCCACAAAGTTTCAAACTAATTTAGGCAAATGCTTGTGCGCCCATTACCGCATATGCAGTTGCAATCATGGCACGTGTTGGCTTACCCAACTTGTAAGAAGTGCCTTTTTCTTTTGTGCTATTCTTGTAAATGCTATAGCCCTCTGCACGTAGTTCAGCAATACGTGCAGGAAGATTAGCGATAGCATACCGAGCACGTGCCTGTGCTTCTGTCAAAGATTTACCGGTCTGAAAAAACTCAATCAGTTTTTCATTTTGGGATTTAGTTACTGACATAAAATAACTCCATAGTTCGTATCACACAATAATCGAGAGGTGATACATCTCTCTTTAAAATACAATTATGACACAGACCGAAGTCTGTGTCAACGTTTTTAACGGCAAAGGTTTTTATCTTTTGTATCGTTCAACAACCAGTGCAGGAGGTTGTGGAAAATACTTTTGCTTGTAATCTTGTGGAGTCATTGTACCCATATTACGATTATACTGTTTACGTACCAAAACGTAATTATCAGGAGTATTTTTACCACCCAACGAACGTGCTATAATATGAGCCGCTTCCAATTCATCGATTGATGCTTCGAGTTCATCAATCCAGCAAGTGTAGTTTTGTTTGATAAGTAATTGCATTTTATCGGCATCACTAATCTTACCATGATCCATTGAAACAATACCAAAATCTTCATGATTGGTGTGAATCACATCTAAGAAATATGTAAGTTTCTCAACAATCTCATGCGATGAACCACAACCTAGCAAACGCTGAAAGTACAACGAACTATCTTTTCCATTCTTCTCGGAAAGATGTGTCGTTAAAATAGCATTTACACCACGTACAAATTTCTTATAGTCTTTGATAGAATTTTTGCCATACTCTTGTTCAACTACGTAGATAAGATCGTACAGTGCATGAATTTTACCTGGTGTGCTATAGATTTTTTTGTTGTGTTCAGCATCAGCAACAATGCACTCAAAAACAATCTTAGCACGGCGAACCACTTCTTTTTCAATAGCAGCAAACTCTTTAGGTTGCGCCCATGTATAATCTGGCAAGTAAATTGCTTTACCGTCAGCATCATATTGTGATTTCAGAGCCTTATCGTGATACAGTTTAGAAATAAGAATTTTATTAATTGCTGCGCCGTGAAATGCTAAACCTTTTGGATTACTCTGTTTATCATATTCAATTGCATACCAACGTGCAAGTAGTGAATCATAGGTAAGGCGAACGCCTGGCAAAATACCTAAACCATGCTTAGAACGTTTTGTGTCTTTGGCATCCTTGTATATCTCAAAAATAGGTAACACAGGTGTTGTCTGACCAGTACGTGCTTGGCTACGAATTGTTTGTGACACATAACCAGGAATCGCATTCAGTTTTTCTTGGTCGTTCAAATCGTTGGCATTATTGATGCGGCAGAAAGTTTCTCCTGCTTGTTCATCTGTCATCGATTCATTATAAACGTATAGTGTAAAGGTATAAGAGAGAATCGCTTCTTTTTCTTCCGACTTCAATTCACGAAACAGTTTGTCGTTATTATCTGTAAACTCATCATTTACAAATGCGATTGCTGTAGAAAGGCGTTGCAATCCATCAAGGCATTGATAGCCATATCCAGTTTTAGATGATTTTTCAGCATCCAGTTTACGGAAGTGAATTAGGTTTGATGATAGACCATTATAAAAAGAATCTACCAAATCACGCTGCCATTCCAGTGAGGCAACAAAGTCACGCTGAAATTCAGGTGGCATTATCTGAATGCGGGCAGTGGGTGATTTGTAGTGAGCAAGAATTTCACTAACAGACCACTGTTCGACACTGAATGTTTCGTGGTTAAATAAAACAATTTTACTCATGGTGATACTCCTTTACTATACGCCGCAGCGTTTGGTTGGTTGCCACAATTGGCAGGGTGTTTACTACTGTACTACAACTCCTATTATGACAAAGGCCTAGGCCTTTGTCAAGTTAAAACGGAACTTCTACCGATGAATCTGTTACTTCTGCCGCAACTGGTGCTGCAACAGTTGGATCAATACCAGCATCGATTTTGGTATACAGATCAAGGAAGGTAACTTTCGTATCGGTATCGAAACGATTTAAGCAGAACTGAATTGCTTTCAGTTTGTTACCAAAGATACCGTAGGTCTTTACGATATGAACCAGACGGCGGGTTGAAATAACCTCATCACAACCACCATCATCAAACGTATTACGGATTACGGTAGCCCATGATACAAGTTTATCGGCAAAATCTTTATCTTCTTTGCCCACAGATTCTAATTCTTTGGCAACAATCTTTTTCTCGACCGCTGCTGGTGCCCATTCCTGTTCGAATGTATTTGGGAAACGTTCAAGGAACGCTTCATTCAGAACATTGGTAAACATATAGCGACCATCTTCTGAACCTTTACCTTTTGTATTTGCAGTAGCAAACACTGTAAAACCTTCAGCCGGTGTGATTAACTCATTCTTTTTCTTTAGTAAGAATGGTTTACCTTCAAATACACGTTGCAAACAGGAAAGATTATTTGAACCGTAGTCAATTTCATCAATACACAATACAGCACCTTGACGGGCAGCAAGTGTAACTGGACCATCACGCCATTCCATCTGACCGTTGATCAACACATAGTTACCGAGCAAATCACTTTCATCGGTATCTGGCGTCATTGATACGCAAACGAATTTACGTTTTGCTTTGGCGCAAGCCTGTTCGATTGACATTGTTTTACCGTTGCCAGATGGACCAGTCACGAACACAGGAAAGAACTGATTTGATTGCACAATTGACAATACATCGTCAAAGTTGCCAAAAGGAACATAGTTGTTATATTTGACAGGAATCAAATCTTCCATCTCAAGTTCTGTTACTACATTAGCAATACGATTACCAGACTTGGGTTCTACGGGTTTGGACATGGGGATTACTTGGGCTGCCATTTGAATCGCAGGAGCCGGTGTTTGGGTGGCGTTTGCGGTGGCATTGGGTACACGATACAGACCACGACCGATGCGGTTCTGTTCATCTTTAGTGAACCATTGTGGTGCAGCAATACCGAGGTTAGTTGCAATATCTTTAACCTCATCGATAGTCACTGTGGACTTACCAGTTGCTAAAATCGCATCAAGGAAAACTTGACGCTTGTCAGAACGACTTGTCATAATATAAACTCCATTTCACTGTAAGAACTTCCATTATATAGAGCAACCGACCATTTGTCAAGTGGTTTGTTGCTCATTATCAAACTGCTATCTGTGTTATGAATCTTGAAACTAACACACGGTTGATCTGGCGGGACTTATTAAATTTCATAAATGCTTTGGTAAGTGTTGCCGTTGTTGCCTTACCGTTCACTTCGAATGTTTCATCCTCAACTGACAGATCAGAACCAGCAGGTATAATATAGAAAGAATCGTAACCCACATTTTTTGATTCAAGGTACTTTTCTTTTTTCAATTTCTTCACATACTTGGCAAGAATTTCATTTGCTTCATAATATTTGTGACGGACTGCATTCAAATCATCAGCAAACATACGGCGCTTTAATGCTGCTTTTGCACTGGAGACTGGTGTCAGATAGAAACCAACAATTTTAGTACCAGTTGTTTTCTGCAACCACTCACATATACCTTCACGAACATCATCTTCACTAATTCTCAGATTCACTTGCACTTTGTTTTTCTTATCTACTAGAAAAATGTTTTGATTGTTAGAATCAAAATACTTTGCTTTCTCAGCATTCTGTGCATTATACCAGCATACAGTATCGGCATCACCGTCATGAACGATTGTGGTATTCACAATGTCAAGATTATTAATACGGCGAAACTCTTTGATGATTGGTTGCAGTGCAATCAATGCCTCGGACATTGGTGTATTCGATAATGAATCACACTGTGGACGCATGAATCTGCCACGTGAACCGTGACGGTGTGACCAACCATCCATCAAACAAAGAATATTTTTTACCGATTTAGAAAACTCTGCATTGCTCATTTTAGAATTAATCATTTCACGGAGATAAACTTCGGAACAACGAAGTTCGCCAACGTTTTCACTGAAGCAACCATTGTTAAAACTATCGTCTCTCTCATTTGGAAAATCCATGTCACGTATCATACGTGCATTGCCAAAACCGTATGCGGTAAAAGGAATGTTTACTTTACGGCAGAACAATGCAAGGATAAGAATCTGTTCGTATGATGCCGCAAGATTGCTTGCCATCGAACCAGACTTATCTAACAACAATATCATGCCGTGCGATTTACCTTTAGGAACACGCATAATCTTTTTGAAAATGTTATCATCAATCTGATACTTGTAAATTTTACTTACATCAACATCACCAGTCTCAGACACTTTTGCTTTTGCAAACTTAGATGCCGCTTTACGCATTTCAAATTCTTTTGCCAACAAAGAAATATAACGTTCATTCTTTTTGCGGAACTCATTATACAATTCGTTAGCACCGCTTGCGTAGGCTACAGTACCCGTCTGAGCCGTGAATGCTTCGGTCAACAATTCTTGGACACGTTTAGCAGGTGTTATAATTCTTTTCAGATTAGGTGTTGGTATATCAATATACACATACTCACGTGCCTTGGCAGCAATCAATGACGATTCATTCTTACGGAAGTTGTCATCAGTCTCACAAGTTGGTTCAAAGTCCTCATCAGTACCAACAGATTCTTTGCTACGGTTGATGGTATCGGTTAGTTCATCATCTTCACCTTCATCATCTTCATCATCTTCACCGTCATCACCACCGCCGCTGCTTTCAGCCTCTTCACCATCTCCATCAAGTTTGGCTTTAGATTTACCATCTGCTTCACCTTCGCCATCAGTCTCGGTATCGCCATCGCCACTACCTGTTTCAGAATCATCGCCATCATCAGATTCACCAGCACGATAATCATACTCTTCAGGCAATTGATTTTGTTGCTGCTCTTCTTTAGAGTAATCCCAAACTTCATTGGTAACACGGAGAACATCATCCCATGTTTCACAATCTTTAACTTTTTCAATCATCACTAATTCTTCATCAGTGAATTGAATGTCCATTGTATAACCAGACTTGGAAAAAATATTCAGTCTGTCGATGAATGTCATTGTATCAACATTACGACCAGACAGACCGAAAAAATCACGCTTCATTAATTCATCGTAACCTTTGATGAATGATGAACGTAGACCAGGATAACGGCGCTTCTGGCGTTTTTCGATGCGTGCATCTTCAACCACATTTAAGAACCCTTTATAGTTTTTACCCATGGAGTGAATTGCATCATGCCAGCCATCTGACGGTGTATCTAAGGCGTGACCGACTTCATGACCCATCAATAGGTCGTACAGGTCGCCTGACATATCTGCCCATATAGGACAGTACAGTACACGATTTTTAGGATCAAATGCTGCCGTGGAAATTTTTTGATGCTGGATTGTAAGATTCTCGGTTGCTAGTAATTTAGCAAGTCCAGACTTTTGATTTTGAATGTTACTCATTTAACAACCTCTCTATCAGTGAGCAACCAGTGTATCATCGGTAGCCAACTTTGTCAAGTGTATACCCTCAGATACGAACCCATCTAGTATTGCTGCATTGACAATTTCGATACCAAACTTGGCAATTGCATTTTTAATATCAGAAACGGCAGCATGGAATTCCATTTCTTGCATTTCTGAAAACTCTTGTAAACTTGACATTTCATCTCCTGTTCAATCAATATAAGGATTATCTCATGATATCCGGAGATTGTCAAGTGTTACTTTTTATGAAACACAAAGATAGGTTCGTATTTGAGCCACATGCCGTTGACTTTACAAAAGTTTTTTGCCTTTGGTAGACCAGTCTCAGTATCTATACGATTGCCTCCAGGCATTTGTGCCAGAGACATTTTTAATTTGCCTTTATACACCATGCCTAAACTTTCTAGTATATCTATTGAGTCCTGCTCCAATGGTAACATATCACCATCAAAAACTGCATCAGCAATATTCCAAAGTAGATAGCGATCATTTCTCAGATATTCAACACATGTTTCAAGTGTCTTGCGTAGAAATCCTTCACGCCATAAATCATATTGAGAAAACTTCTTATATGATTGTGCATCATCTTCAGAGTATGCTTCTTTTGCAAAGTAAGGAGGAGAAGTAAAAATTAAATCTAGTTTACCTTTATACTGTTGAAACTTGGGATCATTATGAATTTCTTCTGAACCGTGTTGAAAGATTTCGTATGTGTGTGTCTTAGGAAACAAACCAGTTGCTCGATAGGTCTTTGTGTTAAAGAAATCTGCGAACTCATGATACTTTGTTCTACCACTGTGTGTGTTATGATCTGTATTTGGATCGGTGCCAATATAATGAATGTTACGTTCATCATCAACCGACATTGCACCCAACAGTCTGCCACCCCAACCAGATGAAGGATCGTAGATGTTTATCTGTTCTTGGTTCTTGAATGGTTCTGTGAATCTCTCATACAAATACTTTGCAGTCAGTGGTGGAAAGTTTACTGCGTATTGGCAAAACGAAACACGAAATGCTTTTAAACCAACTGGAAATAACTTCTGACCTTTCTCAAACAAACGAATTCTAAAGATAGTGTTACCTTCTTTGTGATCTAGATTGGTTAGGCACTGATCAGGAATGTTTAAAATATCTTCACGTTTAACCATCAGATATTTTTTGTTCTTCAGTTCTTCATTGTAACCAGTGTACTCTTTATCTTCTTCCGTTGCTTCAAGCCAGTAGTCGTGGGTGCCATATGCTCTGGCGTTATTTTCAAACCAATCAACAAACTCTTCAGTAGTCTGTGGTTGAAAACGCAATGAGCCAATCTCAAGTGTTTGACCGACTTGAATTGGTGAGGAGTAATGATAGAATGAATCACGTTTAAAGTGACGGGTAGCGTAAGTCACAAACGTATCCAACAGTTCATCTTTAGCAAAGTAATCGTAGATTGATTTGCCTTTGTTCACATCTTTGGTATAGTTGATACGTGTTTTCATCATGGTAGGGAACCACTGATTAACAGCATTACCAATTACACTTGTATTACGAATTACATCTTTTTCATTTGTCAGTTCATCTTCTACCAAAAACTTCCAAACAGGAAACGAAGTCATATCATTGAATTGATCAACAATCTCAGGTTCATTGTAACCGACACGTGGTGGGTTGCCTTTCTCATCCCAAAGATAAACTACAGTCTTACGCAAATCAATAACCCACTGACGAAATTCGTCCTTGGTCATTGTTAAAATATCTTCAAACTTCCTATTTACTTCGGAGTTTAAAAGTTCAGTATTCTTTTCATAGAAATAATTCATGCGACATTCCAAATTAATGCGCCAGGTTTGGCGTGTTCAATTACAAACGGCCATATCTTTGCATCATAATATTTCTCTGATGGATATGGTGGGGCTTCTTCTTCTTTAATCGGTTGGTCATACTTATATGGTGAACGCATAGTTACTGCACGACCTTTTTCATAATCGCTCATCTTGTGACCAATCTCTACAGCATATACAGGCAGTTCAGGAAACGCTAGTTGTAATCCTCTGTTTAGAGTACCACTAGATGCTACTGTCCAAATCTCTGTCGGTGTTACTGGTAAGTCTTTCGCAACTTTAACTATTGATGCTAAGACTGATGGATGTTCTAAACCTAAAGGCAAAACTCTACGATTGATTGGGTCCTCTTCATAATAATTACGTGCCTTTGCTTTAGTCACATTCAACATTCCATTTGCAACCCAATGAATTGTTCCACCCATATCTAAAACTTTTTGTTGATGCCAAGTGGGTTCTTTTCTTTTTGCCATAAAGAATGTTGCCTTTTTATTGTACAGATTACAAACATACGTCAATGATATTGGACCCCAACCGACTTTGTTTGCACCACCAAAAACCCATTCAGTACCTTCACTTTTAATCAGGTAATCAATGAATCTAGTTTTACTTCCATACTTCAATAGGTCATCTCGAACAACATGAAACCCATTGTGCATTTCTATAATAGGTTTCGGATTTGGATCAACCCAATCAACTAATAATTCTATCATGCAAATCTTTCTCTGTCAAGACATCAACCACTAAATGAATTCTTTCTTCGGTACCACCATTGATTGCCTGATGAGGTTTACGGGTATCTAGAAACCAACACTCACCTTCTTTCATATGCACCTTTCTTTCGGTGCCATCAGTATGACATACGGTGAACAGAACATCTTTGTTAGTCTTAATTGGAAAATGAAGTCGTGCAAGTTTACCAATTGAACCACCCGAATCTGGGTCAACTTGATCGGTGTGTCTTTCAAGTTCACCGCCACCTGGCTTGAGTCTCATAAAACGTACACGATGAAAAGTTTGACCAAATGATTTTAATAACTCACGAACTTCAGGAAAATGTTCAAACAAAGGTGTGTCCTGCAATTCAAATGTCAGTTCTTTATTTTCTTCTTTCCACTTGTCATTCATCTCAATAGGTTTAGTAATGAATGATGGGTCGGCAGTGTACCCACGTAAAGATAATGCAGACCAAGATTTACCTTTATTGTAATTACTGTAGTGATTAGTAAACTCAGGTAAAAGATTTAACTTGTCATGAATTTTATTAATTAAATCTGTATCAACATCGGATAGTTTATGAATGCTCTGCAACTCAGCAACATCAAACTTTGGAAACTCTCTTGGTTTACCTCGATAGTAAACCATATGCATTTCACCAAACGTAGTAATCTTCGGTCCAACTTTACAGAAGCCAGTATCATCAGCAAGTTTATTCATGATAGAATCTTCTGCCCAGACATACATCCATGCATCTTGTGTATATTTTTTAATTTCGAGTTTTAATATCTTAGTGTCACCTGTCAGTTTTGAGATTACAACATCACCCCTTTGTTTAACACCAATGACAGTATCTCCGTGCATGGTGATATTGCCTTTTACTTTAACATGGGAAACATCTATCAGGGTATCATGGTCTAAATGAAATAGGGTATCGTTATGTAACCCCTCTGCGATATTGTTTTTCTTTACCTGAGCAAATGAAGAATAGGTAAATGAATTATAGTGTTCGTATTTGGCTGCTAGACTTTTAAGATAGTCTAAATCATAACCGTGCTGCCAATCTTTCATTTTTTGCCTTTCTCACAATCGTCTTGATAGTTTTATTCTGCTTCTTTCTTGCCATTTGTAATGCTACTGGTTTGGCATTGCTGATAAACTTGATGCCGTTTAGGTGATCCAATTCATGCAGGAAACATTGGGCACTCACACCGTCAAGTCTGCCAGTTTTTATAACACCATACTCATCCATATATTCTACATCAATCCAGTCTGGTCTGTCAACACTTAAAAACAATCCTGGATGTGAAAGACAACCTTCTTTATTTTTACTGGTTGTTTCAGAGCGATTAATTATCTTTGGATTTAGGCAAACTAACTGAAACTCATCTGTACCTATAACAAACATTCTTTCTGATGCACCACATTGATTGGCAGACAGTCCAATTCCACCATATAATTTCATGGTCATCTTCAATCGTTTTGCCAATGTCACTAATGCGGGAGCAGGAAAACCATCCTTGTATTCTGGAATTACAGTAAGCAACATAGGATATTCTTCACCAAATAATGGCAACGGCTCAAGTTTCTCTGTCGTTTGAATACCTGCCGTGGTATCGATTGTTAGTATCTCACTCATTTTTGTAGTACCCATTCTTCAGCAAAGTTCTCTGCTGATTCTAAATTAATAAAAGATGCAGTATATAATGTACCAAAACCATCAGTGCAGTTCACAATATATTTTTTCGTTTCTTCTTCTAGGAATACAACCGCTTTACGATCTCTATCCATGTGCCCACTTATTTCTATCATTTTATTATCCTCGAAAAGTTTTTTACTTTATCAAATTTAATTGTATTCGCAAATTTGTCTTGAAGTATATCGCCTTTATGACTAATTACAAATAGGTTTACATCATCGAGACTGTGAAGAATCTTCAACAGTTCTTCTGTGCCTGTGGTATCTAGGGAAGAATCAAACACTTCATCTAGTAACAACAGATTAGTATTGGAAGAGTTCTTCAATTTTGCAATTGCTCTCCAAGTCAACATCAATGCCATATCAATACGTTGCTTCTCACCTTCAGAGAAGTTGTGATAACTAAAGTCATCACGATGGCGTGACTTAATTGTTTCTTTGAACGACTCATCAAGATTAAAGTTGACAAAGAAATCTAGTGATGCCAAATACTTATTAATCAATTTATTAATGATTGGTAAATATTGTTTGATGATTTTAGTCTTGATACCAGTATCTCGAAGTAAAGATGTTGCGGTATCATAGTATGCCTTCTCTGTAATTAAGACTCTCAAATCAGATTGTGATGTTGAGACTTGTTCCTGTAAGACAACCAACTCATTAGCATCAGCACTTTCTTCGGATGCATTTAAGTCTGCAATTTGTTTTTCTAGTTTTACAATTGCTGCTTCCAATCCTGCTTTGCCAGTTTGTTTGGTGGCAAGTTCAATTCGTATGGTGTGAAGTTTCTGTTCATCAGAACGCAACTGTTCTATTATACTTTCACGTTCTGCTATCTTTGCTTGAAGGTCTGTTAGACCACTAACAAGTTCCTGCTCCTTTGATAGTAGGTCGCCCATGTGCCTTTCTTTAGACTCCAAGGTAATGGCCTGCCTACACGTTGGGCAATCAGCATTGTGTTCATAGAAATCTCTATCTGTTCCCACTTGGGATATCTTGCTTTCAATTTTCGATTCAACTTTTTTAAACGTAGTAAGCGTCTTTTCATTTTCAGGAATTTTCGAGCAGACTTCGGTATATGTTTGTTTTTGTCGCTCCAGATCGTCAATCTCTCTATGTAGGGTGCGTATGGTTTCTCCGCAACTTTGTATTTCACTAGCATATTCGTTTACCTTTACTTCTTTATCTTCGTTGAGTTTATCTTGATGCTCTTTCTTCAATACATATCGTTGCTTGAGTAATTCGATTTCACTCTTCTTGAGTGTGGTATTTTCTTTGTTGATACTCATTCTTTCTTTAACCAAACTATTCATGGTAGAAAAGATTTGAATGTCTAACAAGTCCTCTATGATGGCACGGCGATCCGATGATGATAACTGCATGAATGGAACAAAGGATGCTGAACCAAGAATGACAATCTGAGTAAAAGATTTATAATTCAGTTTCAGAATAAAACGTTCTAAGTATTCTTGATAATCTCTTGATGCCGCATCCTGATTGACCAGATTACCATCTTGATATATCTCAAAGATATTGGGCTTGATACCACGAACAATTTTATATTCTTTACTGCCAATATTAAACGTAACCTCGACAACACAATCTTTGCCATTGATTGAGTTGAGAAGATTGGGTTTGTTTACGTTACGAAATGGCTTACCGAATAATGCAAAGCACAGTGCATCCAACATTGTGGATTTACCTGAACTATTTGTACCAACAATCAGAGTATTGGTATTGCTGTTTAGTTTTATTTCTGTAAAATAGTTACCTGTGGAAAGAAGGTTTTTCCACTTGAGTGTTTTGAATATTATCATTCAGTTTCGGAGTTAAGTGCTTCAACATATAGTTCACGCATTAGACCTTTAAGTTTATCACTTTCTACATTCAATGTCAAGTTATCGATGTATTTGGAAAGAATTGTCATGGTATCTTCCGCTTGATCAATCAAGTCTTGATCGGCATCTAGATTGATTTCGGTAAAATCTTCAACGATGGAAATGTCAGCAGCACCCACTTTGTATAGGTTGTCTATAACCATATCGAATATAAATGGATTTATTTTGTTTACTACCACAACTTTAACATATGAACCTTCATAGATTGAGTAATCAAATGTTTTATATTGTTGTGCTATGTTATCCAAAGTATCATCGTAATTTATTTTGTAGAACATGCGATATGGATTTTCTATGAACTCCATTTCACGGGTGTGAGTATCGAAGATATGAAACCCTCTTGGGTCTTTGTAGTCTGACCAAGTTATCTCACCTGGAGTACCCACGTAAAAAATGTGGCCGTCATCAGACTTATGATGAAAGTGACCAGAAAGAACTACATCGTATTTGGATAGTTTATCTTTGTTCAATCCACCATGATAAGGCACACCACGTTCCATTTCAAAACCATCAATCTCAAAGTGACCTAAACAGATTTGTGATTTGGTCTCTTTGATTTGCTCAAAGATATTATCTTCATTATCGTCACATAGCCAAGGCACAATATCAATATCAATGCCGTCAAAGTTAAGTGTAGTAAAAGAATCACATACAGTAATGTTGTCATACTCGTTTAAGAGTAACTGTGATGAGTTAACCTGTAAGGTATTTTTGAATGCGACATCATGGTTTCCCAACAATGTAATGAAGCGTATACCATGTTCTTGTAATTTCTCGAAGAAATATTTACGGCACAGGTAAAGTGAGTTAAAGTTGATAAACTTACGACGGTCGAAAAGATCACCAAGTTGTATAACGGTAGTAACATTGTGATCCTTTAGATAGGGAAAGAACGTGTTCGTGTAGAACTTCTCCATGTATTTATGGAAGTCTAAAGAGTCACCACGCATTCCGTGATGCGTATCACCTAATATACATATTTTCATTCTACATCAGTTTCTAAGAATGTTTCAAGACCTTCCGCTTTCTTTTCCTTCTTTTTCTTTCGGTTTTCTTCAAAGTTAAAAATAAATTCTGAAATATTATCGTAGAGTTCAAACTGTCTCATGTTGCCATTCTCATCTTCAAACATCTCACCTTCATCCAGTAGTCCAAATTGTTGAGTTGCCTTATACTTCACATACAGTTGTTTCTTTTCTTTCATAATCCTACGAAGAAAGGCATAGTAAATTATCTGAGTAAAGTATGCAAATGGATTCTTCGATTTGGCAGGATCAAAGTTGCGAAAATACATGATGCAATTCTCTACACCATCACATATCATTTCATCACGGTAAGTATACGAAATAAAATTTGGCTTACGGGATAGATGTTCCGCAATCTTTAAAAAACATTCACCGATGTAATTTGGAATCTTTGGGTCTGGTTCATCTGTTTCTTTTGCTTTCGCACAATCATCATGATACTTGATTAGTGCTGCCAGAAAGTCGGCGTTGTTTACATAATGCTTTGCTGAACTCATAATTTATTCCTGTTCGGTTCTGTACGCTTGACCAATTGTTTCCGAACTTGATCTTTTTGTGATTAGTTGTTTAATGTTATCATCGTTCTTTTGATCCTTGTATGGTGCAAATAATGCCCTCTCTCTTGGTGAAATGTTTTCTCTTGGTTCAGTTAGGTAGTAAATATTCAAACTCTTACGCAACACACTTGATGGTGCAGTAATCTCATCTGGCAATCCATGCCAAGAGTTTTGTGTGGTATCAAAAATTACTGCACGATTAAATTTAACTTCAACCTTACTCACACACTCTTTAGGACCGTTAGTCGTTTCATCATGTGACCATAACTGTAATGCACCATCCCATTCTGGTTGCCAATGTGATAGATAAATGATTAGATTTGCTCTGCGTTCTATTTTTAATTTTGGATGAACTGAGTAATCCATGTGTATGTTTAATTTACCGCCACCTGGAGTTACATGCCAACCACCCCCATGTAATCCCATATCAGGTTTGATATTTTCAACACCAATAATATGTTCGATCTGAGTAATGAATTCTGGCGTATTTAAAAAAGTAAATGCCCTATATGTCAGAGCAGGAAATAGATTCCAATCAGGTGTCAGCCTTTTATTTTCTAATGGGTTCTTATAGATGTTCCAGACTTTATCATCGTTGTAATCAGGAAATTCTTTCGATAGTTGCTCTGCGACATCCTCTTTAAAGAAGTTATCAATTACAACGTAATTAAAAGGCTTGCCTTGTTTATATTCTTCTCTCAAAGAATCAAGATCAAAATTATTGATCATAGTGTTTTCTTCCTATTATAAAGTTCAACTAATCCGGCATGTGCCTCTCCATAAATTGATTTATAATTTGAATAATCTATTGGAAATTTTTTAACGCTAATAGTTTTATATAAAATATTATGTAATGAAAATAGTCTCTCATTCACGAAGGGAAAACCTGGTACTTGATTACCATTATACGTGATTGTTTTCTCATACATATAATGTTTCATTTCGGGATCACTTTCAATAATATTCAAACAATCATCAAGAAACGAAATAAAACTTTTCCAAAAAATCTCATTACCGATATAGTAATTGCATGTGGCAAAGTCATCTGGATGATATACGTAATCTTCAACCCTAGTATTGATTCCTAACTTTGGAAATAATCTATTACAGAAATCTATCATGCCAGGTACCCATATGTCTCCTTGCGTCCATATGTTAGTATGTGTAGCAGCAACATCAAGAAATGGATCGATGTGATAAACATCGTAACCAGGATTGTTTAATATCCATTCACGAAAAATTTCTGGTTGCAAATGTGTTTTCTCCAACCA